ATTGGAACATTCTTGGATGCTCCAATGTCTACCACAGACACCATTGCTTACGTTCCAAATACAAGGAGATTCCCAGATACTCCAAGTAGATTACGTATTGGTAGAGAGATTATCTACTATACACATAAAGAAGAAGACCGTTTCCTTGGCTTGTCGAGAGCATATCAAGGTAGTCCTCTTGAATCACATCAAGCTGGTGATTTAGTATTACATTATCCAGAATTTGTCACTCTACTATCTGGTGGTGTCAACACTATCATTAGTGAAGTCAGTGCTGCTTCTTCTGAAGTAACACAGATTGAAAAGACATCGACAATTCAATCTATTACTGAAATTATTGATGTTCCAGAAAGTTTCACCCAATTAAAAACACAACTTCAAGTAGAGGTAGAAAGTCAGTTTGAACCAGATGTTGTTCATAATCAAATTACCATCATCCCACCAACTTCATACAACATTGTTACTGAAGTACACTCTACACAATCTAGAATTTCTCGTGCTAATGCTGGAATTAGTGAAGCATTTGGTGTTGTTTCTAGTGGAACTGTAAATGTTGTTCAAACTACACTACAACTGACTCAAGAAGATCAAATTGAAATTTTCCCAACAGCAGAAATTACAAGTGTTTCTATTGGAAGTGTTGCCGCTACAGCAACTTCTACTTCTAGTGTAGTGACAACAAATCATGAGATAACTTTAGTATCTCAACAATTACATCTTGAAGTTCTCAATACTGTTTCTACAATCACTACTCAAATTGTAGAAAACGTTGGATCTAAAGTTGAAACTTCTACATCCGCTGTTGCTAGATTCTCTTCGTTCGTCGGTCAAGCATTTACAACTGTAGCAGTTTGGACTGAAACACAACCTTATGTAATGCACCACAACCGTGAGATTACTACAACCATTGCTGATATTGATACATTTGTTACAACTATCAGTATGGTTCTTGGTGGTGTTACTGGCACTGCTTCTTCTGGTACTGAAATTGATTATCGTTATGCTGTTGTTGACTTCATTATTGAAGAATATGTTCTTGAGACATATCTCAGATTAAGAGATGGAACTAATTTAACATTGGCAAATCCATATAATGAAGTTGTGTTTAGAGATGGATCTACTTTGTTAGTAGAAAATGGAGATCAAAATGTGCCAGTAGGATTTGAAGACTATGAGCTTGGAAACGCTGGTTTAACATTGGGTTCATTTGAATCTAATGCTTTAGTTGACACTGGTATTAGCTCTGGACTAACATTAGGAGATTTGGATACCATTTATCCGACGTTAACACTACGTGATTTTGAATTTAGAGAGCAATCTGCTATACTTGGAAATGGAGATAGATTTAATCTTGGTATTCCATCTTATCAACAACCAGTTGCCATTAGTTCTTCTACGGGAACAATTGGTGGATCTATTATAGTACAAGATACAACATATTTTGATGATGAAGGATATCTATTTACAAGTAGCGGAAATGTAATTCAATACACTTCCAAGACTGCTACTACGTTTGATGGATGTACATTAGTCCGCGGACCAAATGCTATTGCCGCTAATGATGAACTGATTCCGTTCTCAATTGTATAAATATAAATAAATCAGACAAAACGTTCACACATCGAGAGATTATCAATGGCTGCTATTATCTCAGACAAATTTAGAATTTTCAACGCTAAACAATTCCTTGAATCGCTGTCTGAGCCCGTTGGCGGTTCAGATACTTCTGATGAAAGAACTAGAATGTACTTCTTCGTAGGTCGTCCACAACGTTGGGATGCTTACCTAGAAACGTTTAACAGAAACGCCACCGATTTTGTCGCTGGTGATGAAGTTTATGTAGGCGGTACATACCTTACCGCCACATTCAAAGGCGTTATTAGAGAAGTATACGAAAATTCACTCCTTCTCCACTCTATTGGTCCTGCTACAAACTCAACTCCACCTGTTGGCAGCACACTAAAAGGATATAATGGTGTTGCTGACACTGGTGCTGAAGCACTAACTGGAGTATATCGTTACGCTACTGAAGATGTACCGCCAGTTCCTCTCGATAACCAAACTGAAAAGTATGATGTTTATGACGACATCATTGCTGCTAAGAGAATCACCGAAGAATTTGCTCGTTCAGTAATTCGTCGCTATAACTGGGACACTTCAGCTAACCCAGTATTTGACATGTGGAAACCAGATTACTCCACCACCCCTGGCAGTGGCGGTCAAATCGGCAAAGCATCTGCCACTGGCGCTACTAATATTGCTGACGCTAAGTTCTATCTAATTAACTCTCAGTATGAGGTATTCAAGTGCCTCTACAATGGTCAAAGTCCTGCCAACCCTGTTGGTGTTAGTGTAGTCAACGAACCAAAAACAACCCCAGGTGCTGGTCAAGGTACTTATTCTAATGGAATCTTCACTGAAGATCCTGCTGCTCCTGGTGGTTACATCTGGAAATATATGTACACTGTTCCTACAGATGATGTACTACGTTTCCTCTCTACCGATTTCATGCCTATTGTTCTTCCATCGAACGCTACACGTCTGGCAACAGAGGCACTTGCCGCTGGCAATCCAGATCAAATTGATGTTGTTCTAATCGAAGATTTTGGTAGTGGATTTGTTAATGGCACTTATTATGCCCCTATTGTTGGAGATGGTACTGGTGGTGTTGTAGAGATCACGATTGCTGGAACACAACTTTCTGAAGTATCAGTTGTTGCTTCAGGTAGTGGATATACTTATGCTTCTGTTCCTCTCCAAGATGGTCTAGTCAATGGTGATCCTGGTTGGACAGGTGCTGCTATCGGTCTTTACACAGATCAAGCATTAACAAATTCTGCTGCTGGCGCTGTTCCAGTTTCTGCTCGTGGTGCTCTAGAAGTTGTTCTTCCTCCTCAAGGTGGTCATGGTTCTAACTTCGAAGAAGAACTCAATGCCAAGCGTGTTATGACGAATATCCGTCTAACTTACGCCGAAGGTTCTGGCGACTTCCCTGTTGATAACGATTTCCGTCGTATTGGTATTATTCGTGATCCATATGCTCCTCCTGGAACATCTTATGCTGTTGCTGATACTCTAAGTGGTGTATATGCTGTTAAGATCAGTGCTGCTGCTGGTGGTGCTACTGCTGACTTCGTTGCTGATGAAGTAATTTCACAGACAGCCGCTGCTGGCGGTACTGCTTATGGTACAGTTGTTTCTTGGGAAAGAGATGCTGGTAATGCTGGTCCTGGTGGCGGCGGAGTTCTTAAATATATCCAAAGTCCTTCACTTCACACAGACGCTGGCGTAGTAAGACTATTTGAGAACAGTGGTAATCCTATCACTGGTGCTAGTTCACTAGCTTCTGGAACAGTAGATGCTGGCGAAAACAACGCTTTTGTTGGCGTTACCTTCTCTTCTGGTCTTGCCTCACCTGAAATTAAGAACAACTCTGGCGAGATCATCTATGTTGAGAACCGTCGTCTCATCACTCGTGCTGCCGACCAGATCGAAGATATCAAACTAGTTATCGAGTTCTGATTTAACTTTTACTCCGCTAAATACTTCAACGATAATGTAGAGTATTTGGCGGAGTAACATGCCACAGAAGACTAATCTTAATGTAGCACCATATTATGATGATTTTGATGCTGACAAGAACTTTTATAAAGTTCTGTTCAGACCTGGATACTCGATCCAGACTAGAGAGTTAACTTCTCTACAATCGATTCTCCAGAATCAAATCGAGAATTATGGCAAGTTCAATTTTAAACAAGGGCAACAAGTTATCCCTGGTGAAGTTGGACTTAACACTAAATTAGATTATGTCAAATTGTCTTCTGTATCAGAAGTTGCCGTTAGTGAAAACGGTCAGATTGTATACAAAAAGTACGATATTAAAAAATTAGTTGGAACACAACTCCAGGGATTAAACTCTGGAGTTGTTGGGCGCGTAATTGAAGCAGAATATGGATCTGATATTGAAGCAGATACTCTTTTTGTTAAGTATACAACTAGTGGTAGTGCTAGTAACGAAACTACTTTTAGACAAGGTGAAACATTAGAAGTAATCAACGGAATTAACACTCCATTGCTAGTAGTTGGAACTGATGGCAGTGTTCTTCCAACTAGTATTAATATTACTGATCCTGTATCTGGTAATGTAGAAACTTTTGGTAGTCCTGCTATGGGATTTGCCACAGCCGTTGATGTACAAGAAGGAGTTTACTTCGTCAACGGATTTTTTGTAAGGAATGCTAAGCAACTAATTATTGTTAACAAATACTACAACAAAGCATCAGCAAAGGTTGGATTTACTGTTTCTGAGGATATTGTAACACCAGAAGAAGATGCTTCTTTATATGATAATGCTAGGGGATATTCAAACTCTTCTGCTCCTGGAGCACATCGTCTAAGCATTAATTTAAACCTAAGGAAATTTGATTACAGTGCTACAACTGATAAAAATTTTATTCAATTAGTACAAATTAAAAAAGGTGTAGTCGAAAAGCAAGTAAGAGCAGCTGACTACACCCTTCTAGAAAATACGTTAGCAAGAAGAACATACGATGAATCTGGTGACTATGTTGTAGATGATTTTGATTATGATATTAGAGAATATTACCAGAGATCTGGCAATAATGGTGTCTATGCTTTAAATACAGATACTGGACTGGTCAATAAAACTTACACAGAAGTAGAAGCAGAAGGCAAGATGGTCTTGTCTGTTAGCTCTGGTAAAGCATATGTTAAAGGATATGAAATTGTTAATAAAGAATCCAAAACATTAGAGGTAAACAAAGGTAGAGATACTTTGTCTCGTGATAATGTAACAATTAAAACTAAAGGTCTACCAGAATTTAATATTACTAATGTGTTTGGTAGTATTCCTCTAAACACTGTTGGTGATGAAATTACAGGTTATCCAACCGTTTCATTGAACAGCGTATTCAATGACGGAACCATTGGTTTTTCTGGTCTAGAGGATTCGTCATATTTTAGAAGAACTATTGACAGAAGATCCGAAACATTTGGGTTGAATCAAGGTATCAAAACAATCTATGTTGCTGTAATTAATGAGCAACCTGTAGAAACTACTCAACTTCCTGATGAAGTATGGTTTGTAACTACACGAGGAACTGGAACTGTTACTGGTAGAAGTGCTGCCGTTATTGGAAAAGCGATCGTTAATAGACCAGAAGTTAATCCAGCTTCTAATGCTGTTTATGCCGAATTAACTATTTTGGGAGATAAGTCGGTCTTAGATGATTTCATGACCGAGTATGATAATGGAGAAGCAGATTATAGAAGATTTATTTACACATCACAAACTCTTCTAGAAACATCGTCAGAACCATATGGTTTTGTTGTTGATTACAATGACAGTTTTACTCCTATTGTTGGAGTATCAAAACCAAAGAACTTTAGATTAATTAATAGAGGAACTGGATTTAATTCAGATTCTGATATTGTTATTTCTAGAGGAAGAACTGGTTCTAGCACTCCATATAATGCTACGTTTGGATTCTCATATTTCAATCCTGTGTTTTTTACTAGATTGAAGTTAGAAAGAAAAATTGAATCTAATACTTTCTTAAACGGCAAGTACATTTATGGAAAAGAAAGTAAAGCATATGGTGTTATTGAAAATGATTCGACTGGAAACTTTAGTGGAGTTTCTACATTATTTGTAACCACATTATCTGGACAGTTTATTTCTGGAGAAACAATTATTGACGAAGAGAATAATGCTATCAAGATTGCTAAAGAAAATACAATTTCTCACTTCATTGTAAACAAAAGGGGAAGTAATTACGATAATTCATCTAGTATTGTAATTAATGGTACGATCTTTGATCAATCTAAAGTTGGAATTACCCTGTACGGTGGTGCTGTAGCACAAGTTCTGGTTGCTAACAGATCTGCTCTACAATCTACATATGCCACACCGCCAACTATTACTTTCACAACAGAGGTTAATGATGCTGCTGTAGTAACACCAGTATTGTTCAAAGATACTGTAGTAACATTTGGTCCATCAAATGTGAAATCAGTTTCATCTACGTTCAACAACTACACATTTACAGCAGATGTTGATTTATCATCAACAACCTATGCTACATATACTCAAATTAGTGACTTCACATTCTTTGGAAATAAAGGCAAGAAGTTTATTGAATGTAATGGATTTGGTGCTGATTTAACTGGTGATCTAGTTCAGGGCGACATTATTCAATTTACTGATGCTAACAACAACGTAATTAAAACCATAGTTCAGTATGTAACTCTTCCACAGAATACAGAGAAGTCGAGAATCTACCTAGATTATGCTCTTCCAGATAATGTATCAAATGCTACTATTGTAAGATTAAGACCTAGATTAGCAAACACCTCCGCCACATTAGTTTATCCAACAGGAAGCAAGCAAGTAGCATCTCTAGTAAGTGATTCTGGTGATACTAAATTTAAGTATCATGTTAGAAAAGATTTCATTACTGATCTTTCTGCCAGCGGCGGCAACTTGACATTTACTGCCCAACTTCCTGTTGGAACACAAAAGTTTGTTTCTTATTCAGAAAATAATTTCTTAATCACGGTATTAAGTAAAGGATCGTCAACAGTTGTGGAAAACGGCGACATTGTTTTCATTGATCCAAGGTATATTGAAGTTGAGAATTCTGTTATCACTGCTAGTAGTGTAACCGCTGGAGCTTTAAGGATCAAGAATCTACCATCAAATTATTTTGGAACTATTACTGATGGTCAATATCCAAAACTTAAGTTAACAGCTACAGTAGAAATTGATAAGGCACGTCCAAGATTAAAAACAGCAATCAGAAACAAGAGGGTCATTATTGTTTCTAGTGGTGATAGAGTTATCCCTATTAGAGGGCAAGATTATGATTCAGATGTTATCGAAACATTCTCATATTCGGATGTATTTAAAGTAAAATATATTTACGAAGGAACAACAACAAATCCCCCAACTGTAGATACTTCTGGCAATTTGGTAAGTGGTACTGACGTAACTTACAAGTATAAGTTTGATGATGGACAAAGAGATACTTACTATGATGTTTCCAGAATTGTATTGAAGCCTGGTTTTGATGCTCCTACTGGACAACTAGTTGTAGCATTTGATTTCTTCGAACATTCCCAGGGCGATTTCTCTACTGTCGATTCTTATTTACATGAAGCTGGTGTTTTACCAGAAGAGATTCCTTTGTTCAATTCTTCTGTAAACGGAGTAGTTTCTCTTAGAGATTGTATTGACTTTAGACCAAAAGTAGATGGTAATACTACCGTTACTGGATTCCAGGATCAATCAATTGTAGAACTTTTTGATACCACTGATTACATTACTTTCTTAGGAACTGGTGGTATTCCTACAGCAACTCCTGCTCCAGATCAAAATCTTCCTTATACAGTTTCCTTCAGTGAGAAGCAATACTTAGATCGTATTGATGGTCTGTTCTTGACTAAGAAAGGAGAGTTTATCGTCAAGGAAGGGAATTCTTCTCTAAATCCATCAAAACCAGAACCAGTAGATGATGCTGTTTCTCTTTGCTACTTACATATCCCCGCTTTTACAAACAACAGCAAAGATGTGAGAATTATCCCTGTTGATAATAAAAGATATACGATGAGAGATATTGGAAAACTTGAGAAGCGTATTGAGCGTCTTGAGTACTACACTACTCTTAGTATTCTTGAGCAGCAAGCATTAAACATGCAGGTCAAGGATGACATTGGTCTTGATAGATTTAAATCTGGTTTCCTTGTAGATAATTTTGAAGCACATAGAACTGGCAATTTAAAATCAGAAGATTATAAGTGTGCTATTGATACACAGCAATCTGTTTTAAGACCACAAAGTAAAGAAGATAGTTTTGCTTTGAAAGAAATTAACACTAGAGATGACCAACGTGTTGTTAGTGGTTATGTAATTAACGATGGCATTGTCACCCTACCTTTTGAAAATGTGGAGCTTTTGGGGAATAAAAATGCTACCAAAACTATTAATCCAAATCCATTTGTTGTTATTCAATATGTTGGTGAAGGTGTCATTTCTCCACAGCAAGATTCTTGGTATGATCAATCTATCGTACCTTTAGTCGTAGATTCAAATACAAAAATTAACACGATCTTTACGGCAAAAGAAAACGTTGCCGATGCTTATTCTAGCATCTACAATTCATTTATTGTTAATTGGGTCGGAACAGATCAGCAGTTCTTGCCAATCGAATCACTTGCTAATATTAACAGCGAGGATATTGAATCTACGGTACAATCTGCTTCTGTTGCCAGTTCTTCCAATGTAAGTCCACAGAACAATGAGATTGGTAAAGGTATTGCTTCTAAGAATGTAGGTGGAAAGAAAGTTGCTTCTGCTCTACAATTTTTTGCTAGATCTATCCCAGTTAAGTTTGTAATTAACAGATTAAAACCAGATACAAAAGTATTTGTTTTCATGGAGGGACGTAACATCAATCCATGGGTTGTTCCAGATAGTCGTTTCAGCGGAATTGCTGGAAGCTCTCTTTCTACATTTGGTGCTCCTCTGGTTACAGATTCTAATGGAAACCTAAGTGGAATTATTTTAGTTCCTGCTGGTTTGCCACCAGTTTCTAATACAAGATGGACTGGAAATGTGGATACTGTATCTTATGATGAAGCAGGTGAAGAAATTAGATTTACTACGGGAACAAAAACAATCAGATTTACATCAGATTCAAATGATTCTGATAAAGCAGAAGTTGATACTTATGCTGAAGTTAAGTTCTATGCTTCTGGAACTACACCATCAAATCCACCAAGCATTACTTCAACCGCTACGTCATTCTTCAAAGCGAACGAAGGTGTACAACTTGTTGATAGCAATACAGACAATCCAGTAAAACCAAATCCACTTGCCCAGACATTTAAGATTGAAAACTTTGATGGTGGATTGATGGCAACTGGTGTAGATTTATTCTTCAATAAAAAGAGTGACACTATTCCCATTAGAGCATATCTAACAGATGTTTCTGCTGGTAAGCCTGGAAAAAATATCATTCCAGGAACTCAAGTTTCAGTAACTCCAGAAACTTACTTGAGAGTTTATGTTACTGGAGAAAGTGAAACTGTGACTATTAATCTAGGTGAATATGTAACTGGAAAGAACTCGAACGCTTCTGGTCCTATTGCTAAAGTATTTGATTCTAATTTGGTAAGGGTAGGTGACGATACAAGCACCTCATTCCAGTTAAACAAAGAGCAGGTTTATACACTTGTTCTCAGCAATCACAATGGATTTTCTTTCTTAGCAAACGAGTCGCTATCTATTCCATCTGTTACTCTATACAATGCTAAAAACAACACCACGCTAGGAGTTTTCATTGCTAAGAACTCTGGTAAGGTTACCGATCTAAGAGTAACTAATGTTGGAGATAATTACGAGAGTGCTTCTATTGTTATAGAAAGTCCTCAGCTCCCTGGAGGATCGTCGGCAACTGGTTCTATTTCCGTTTCGGATGGAAAGGTATATAACTGTGAGGTTTCGCTCTCTGGAAGGGGTTATACCGAACCCCCATCAGTTGTTGTTAAAGGTGTTGGATTAGGTGCTGCTGGTGCTGTCATTGAATCTGTCATCGAAATCGACACACCTGCCGTAAGAATGGGTGTTGCTATCGATGATGCTGGAGTAACAGAATCAACAACTCCAACTAGATTTAACTTTAAGCATCCAGTATATCTTCAGAACAATACTGAGTATGCTCTCGCCATTGAAACAGATTCTATTGAGTATGAACTGTGGGCATCTAAGTTAGGAGAGATTGAAATCTCTACCAGCAATATTGTTACAACACAACCTCTATTAGGTTCAGTTTACAAGTCACAAAACACGGATAATTGGACAGAGGATTTATTTGAAGACATTAAGTTTACTTTATATCGTGCCGAATTTTCACTGAACGGAGATGCTGTAATTGAGGTGACAAACGAGAACTTAGGTTACGAAAAACTAAACGTATCTCCATTTGAGACGAGTGTAAGATCTGCTACTAATGCCACTTCTTCGCTCTTTAAAAATAATAATTCTATTGTTAAGGTCTATCATAGAGATAATGGTTTCGAAGATACTGGAAAATCTTATGTGTTCTTTAAGAATGCTGAAGATGTCGGTGGAGTATCTGGTGTTACTTTAAACCAGAGATTGTATAAAATTTCAAACTCTGGTATTGATTTCTACAATATCACAAGTCCTAATGGAGCTGGTTCAAGCATTATCGGTGGTGGCGATAAAGTACTAGCTTCTTATAATAGAAAGTATGAGCGTCTGTATGCTCAGGTTCCTTATCTACAATTTGATGGAACAAAGATTGACTCTTTCGTCTTCACTACTAATGCTGTTCCAGTGGATTCAAAAACTAAAAATTATGTTTCATATTCAACAGAAGATTATGAGAAGACCTTCTTAGGAGAAGAGCACTTTTTCACAAATCAAAAAATGATTGCTTCTAGAATCAACCAAACACTAAATGGTTTGATTCATAGTTTGAAGTACAAGTTTGTTCTTTCTTCTACTAATTCTGCTCTATCTCCAGTTATTGATCTACGTACAGCAACTGTCAAGACAGCAACCAACAGAGTAGAAAATGCTACTGGTTATGAAAACAGATATGGTAAGAGAGATCAGATTCTCACATTCTTACCACTTTATACATTAACTATTGCTGTTACTGGAACCAATGCTGCCGAAGTTGCTGCTAATAAATCCCTTATTGGTCAAACATCAAAAGCAGAAGGTTTTATTACAGAGTACTCAAACAATGATGCTACGATCAGATTAAGAACAACAACTCCATTCCAACAGGGGGAAGTTCTTACTTTGATTGACGAAGAAGGAGCTACAGTGAGCGGAGTTGGTATTACCATTACATCAATCTCAGCAATTGATTTTAACTTTAGTGTTGGATCTAATGTTATTGCTTATTATCCCCAAGATAGTACAGTTGATTATTCGAATAAGATTAATGGTAAGGTAATTCTTTGGGATCCAGAAGACAAAATCTTGATTGTTGAGAATTCATATCAACCAATTAATAATAACTTCACTTCTGCTACAAATGCCGATGAAATTTATGGCAGAAAATCAACTAACGCTGAACAGCAACCAGATGTCTTCAGATCAGGTGATGTTGTTCAATCTACTGGAGATGATGCTCCTGTATTCATTGAAGTAAATTCTGTTGACTACACCACGGGTGTTGATTATGTCCCAGAAACTGATGCCTCAAATAGTTCTTCAGTTGCTAAGTATGTAACTAAAGAAGTGTTCATCAATAACCCAGGTTCTTCGATTGACGTTAGATCTACAATGAACATAACTGATGTTGAAAATGTTAAGATCTATTATAAGATTAGACAGGCTTCCAGTTCGGCAAACTTTGAAGATGTTAATTGGGTTCCATTCAATGTCGATGGTAATCCAGATAATGATAATCTTGCCACCCCATCTAATTCCATCTCTGGTCAATTTGAGAAGCAGGAAGATTATCAAGAATTAATTTACAGTGCTTCCAATCTTCCCGAGTTTACATCGTTTGCCGTCAAGATTATTATGAAGACAGACAATCCTTCATATGTACCTAAGATCCAAGATCTACGTGCCGTTGCTTCATACTGATGAGATATTTAAAAGTCGAAGGTCATGAAAATTTATATCGTGACATGAATACGGGGGCTATTGTCAACCAAGACAAACCCGCTCCCAGAAACTTTTCTCGTACATTCAACAATGCACTAGAAGACATAAATACTTTGAAGGAAGAACTATCTGAAATCAAACTACTTCTTAGAGAGATCGTAAGAAATGCCAGCAATTAACGTCGCCAGAACAGATACCTTTGAGGTTCAAAGGCAGAAGATTAA